ATCATGTGCTCCTGGTGCACCAGCTGCTGCCCACTCAGGTCTATTAGTTCCCATAGTTAATACGTCACTTGGTGATCCAGCCACTAAAGGCTCCCAATCTGAAACACCTCCTATTATCACTGAACCATCTACATAACTACCAAGATCTGTAAGATCTACATCTCCTGTATGTACGTCAAAATCATGTGATGCTGGAGCAGTATCAATGAAAGAAACCGTTTTCCAGTTAGTTCCATCATGATACATGAATAAGTTATTTGTAGTATCAGCATATATCTGACCTTCAGCCCCTGCTGGCTCAGAAGCTTTTATTATATTGTGTACCAGTTGGTTTTGAATCTCCAACGTATTCATATTAATTGGTACTAAAAATCTCTTCGCCATAATCGTATTGTTTTAATTAATTTTTAATTCATATAAGCTTTACCAGAAAAAGTTGAAGTAAAGTTTATTACTAAGTTATTTGCATCTGTATATTCCATATCTCCTATTACTTCATTATCTACTGAATCTATCACTGTTACACTTGGATACTTACCAAGATTATGTGTGACACTCCAACTAGAAGATGGTACCTGTTGATTGTGTTGATAAAATAAATCTAGTGGTTTTACTACAAGATCTGGATCTGTAAGTCCATCTTTATACCAATATTCTATAGTATTTACATTACAAGTTAAACCATAATATCTAACCCCTATAGGAATAGCAGAATTGGCTGCACTAACAGTAGTATAAGGAGTACCATCATTATCATAATAATGGTTTAAAGGTTTTGGGTTTATTACTTTTACTCCATAAGGAATTTCTAAACTCATCTGTTACTTTTTATGTAGTTGTTATTTGGTGTCTATGATTAGATGAGTAAGGTATTGCAACATTCATCTCGTATATATTGTAAGCCCTGTTTGTACCACCTGCATCTAACACATCAATACTACTCTGAGCAATATATTCACTTGTTATATCTGCTCCTAAAGCATCTAAATCTATAACTTCAGTAATAGTATGTCCTGGTGGTAAGGCTACTACAAATTTTATCTCTGTAGAACCAGTGTTTAAATTAAAAACATCACTCCCTGATTGAAATGCAGACGAAGGTAAAGCCCTTACTGTTGCACTATTTGTAGGACTACTTGCTGTAGGTCCATAAAATCTGTAAAATAATCCAGTCACTGTAAATAAACTACTATTAAATTCTACATCAGGATTAGGAGTTTCATCTAAACCTATCCCTCTCCACCTTTGTGTCTCACTTTCAGTGTTTAATTGATTACTATTTATAGTGACTACCTGTGATCCATCGTTTGGTGTATCTAATTGTATATAAGAACTATCAGTATAATCATATATATCTATTGTATTAACAGATCCTGATCCTTCATTGATCGCCCAAGTGAATGTTTTAGAACCACTCAGTGTAGTTCCTACTTCAACTGTAGTTGCTTGACCTGACACGCTAAAGGATGTGAAACTAGCATCTATATATTCTATTGCTATATCATTCAAAACTTGTTCAAAGGTTTTACCCGCTGCGGGTATCGTTTCACCGGTTAAATATTTACCAAAATTCTTACCACTCGATAATGTTACTAATATATCTGATATAAAAGTAGCTGTTGCAGATGATGTAGTGTGTATATAAGTCCCTGTAGAAGCTTGATAAACTAATATGTCTCCATCTACTCTAGTAGAATCTACGTCTCTTAATTCTATTAGTCTTGTAACTCCACCTTCAGAACTATATATAGGAACTTCTATTGTTTCTAAGAGTACTATACCATCAGAAGGTATTGATAAAGGAGTTTGTATAGGTATTGTAGTTTCTACTAACACTCCGTTTTGTAAGAAACCTTCCTCTATATCAGGTATCTCTATTGGATTAGCTGTAGGAGTAACTAATTCCTGCCCTATAAGTTCATCAGCAGGTATTGTTGCTGGTACTTGTATAGCTGGACTAGTGCCTTGAGGCTGATCTTGAGATGTACCTAATTCTAATGTAGCCATTATTTACCATATATTAAAGGTAGTACCTTATTTGCTGTTACTGTAGGTATTTTTGCAAGTACATCACCACTACTATCTATTATAACATGACCTGTTACATCCTCATCCCATACAGCATCTGCTATATCTAGCTTATCTTGTTCTGTTACACCTGATCCTTCTACTCTAACAATCAAACCAGCTGAATTTGTAGGTATAACTTGCACTTGATTTTGATTAAGTATACCTGCTGCTACATCAAATATGTTATTATTCGAACCAGTTAGTATAACTGTATATTGTCCATCCTCAAAAGTAACACTATAAGGTGCCAATATAGCAATAGCACGAGCATATATAATTCCTACAATTGTAACTTCTGTATTATGTTGATGTGTCTTAAGAAATGTAATACCACCTGTAGCATCATCTTCCCAATCTTTTAAAGCAAGTCTAAAAACATCTGTATCCATTTCATACAATGTACCATTAATCAAAGTTAAGTCTGATTGAGGTATTGTTATAACAAATGTTTGAGGATCTACGGTAAATGCCATTATACGGTCCCTCCATTAAATATTTTTACTTGTAAATTAGCAATCAATTTCTTTAAATCTTCTATTGTAGAAGATTGAAGTCTCAATTGCCCTTCTAATAATACTACTTTCTCTTCTAATTCTCTTTGTAAATCACGAGTAGCTGTACTATAATCTACTACAGTTCTTACATTTCTAGTAGTTACTTCTTCAAATGCTTGTCTCGATTCGAATTCACCTGCTTCCATATTCCTAATTTTCTACTAAACCAACCGTTGCTGTATAACCTAAGACACTATCTATAGTATCTATAAGTGTTCCTTGTTGATAATAAGGAGATGTTGTAGATTTTCTAATTCTAGCCATCATTGGCTGATTACTACCAACTACTCTGTTATCAGATGCTATACCAGATGAGTTTGTTAGTTTATTTAAGAACAAAAAGGTTGAAGTAATAGTACCTGTTGCAGGGGATGTTATGATCGTTTCAGCTGTTGTATACGTATACGTATCAACTCCTGTTACTATAATTTCATAAGCCCCTACATAATTCTCTTGGTTAGCGCCTTGTATCCATACATTATCAGCAGTTGATAAGCCATGGTTAGTGTGCGTAACTGTTGCAGTTGTACCTGTACCAGTAATACTAGTTATGCTAGCTTCATGAGGGAAGTTAGTTCCGTCTGTAACCCATAACAATACTCTAGCATTTTCTACATCTAATCCAGTTCCTACATCCTTTACTGTAATTTGAGTAGTAACAGATGCTCCTAAAAAGTTAACAATATCCCCACTAGGATTATAACTATTTGGATCAGACCCGTTATTTTTACTTATACTAACTTCAATTCCACTTGTATTATTTACATCATAGTTTCCAGCTTCATCATCAAAAGTAAAATCATCAAATTTTGGCGAACTTGCATCAGAAGAGGAATCATATTCTACACCATTATCACAATTGATAAATTCTAATCCACTTATATTTGAATCATCACTAGGAAATAATAGTGCACCAGTTGTACCTATATAATTTGAAAATATCATACCTGTAAAGGTAGAAGTACTAGGGTCAACTTGTCCACAGTTATTAAAAACAGAACTTAAAATAGTTTCTCCTGCTGAAAATGTAACACTACTTGCTTTTTCAAATTGAACTCCTGATAAATCAAATGAGTTTAAATTTGTATCACTTGCATCAAAGGTAAAATTTTGAGTTCCAGCAGCTCCATAAGTACCACCTGCTATATCTACATTACAAGCACTACCTTCAAATGTTACAGAATATAAAGTAGATAATACAGGTAAATCTTTAAACTGAATTTTCTGTCCTGAATTAAAATAAGTAGTTGTAGCACCATTTCCAACTATAACATCTCCTGCAAAGAAATAAATATCATCAATTCTAGTAACAATTCCATAAGCATTTGTTTTATCAATAGCTGATACATAACTCCAATCAATTTCATCTCCAGATGTTCCCCCCGTAATAGTATAGCCATCTCCATAAATCCACTGGTCTACCCACATGTTTGCAGGAACATTTCTTGGTTTAGCGGTAGTATTAATTCTAAACCCTATTTGTGTAGAATTACCTGTTGGTACTGTACCACTTGTAGGAGTACCTCCAGTATATGTAACAAATTGAACCCATCCCCCACCATATGTATCAGAACCTCCTACAGTCCAATAAGCTGTATTTGTACCATCACTAATAAATATTTGCATACCATTATTAGATTCAATATCTCCATAAGCTCCTACATAAGAACTATTTACCCAAAGTCTTAAATGTTCACCACCTGTTAAATCCCAAGTTCCTGATACATATATATCATTTACACCATTATTGGTTTGAGCACAGGCAATAGAATTAGCCCCTTCTACTTTAATATCAGGTTCTAAAGTAAATGTATCACCATTCCAATTACCTTCATCTGTTGCATCATTACAACCATTGATAATAGTTGGAGTATTAGTTAATACTGCTGTAGCCATTTTTTATCTTTTATAAATCAGTTGTCCGAATCGCATTCAATGTTTGGTTAGAAGAAGTCAAAGACCACTCTGCAATAAATTGCTTAATAGGAGCTGTATCATCCCCATTTCTTACAAGAGCTACTAACGTTCTATCTGAAGCATAAGTAGATTGAAATGTAAGTGTTGTAGTAGCAGCATTTTCATCTATATAAGTAACATATACATTATTATCTACAGATGCTTGATATGTACCAGAACCTTGAATACCATCAAAATCAATACTTGTTACAGTAAATGTTGTTCCAGTCCAAGATGTATATGTAACTAACCTTTCAAAACCGTCATCATCTGTTACACGAATAGTTCCTGCTGAAGGAGTATCTGTTGGTATAGCTGTTTCTGTACCTGTTTTTACAATTATTGATGTAACACCACTTGTATTAAGAGCAGTACTTAAAAGTAATTGTCCTTTATCAACTTCTGGATCACCATTTACATCATAAGATGTTCCATCCCACGGAGCTACAAGAACTCTATCATCATCACCATCTTGTGAAAGACCACCAACTGTGTTTGTTACTAAGTTAGGTCTTGAATATGTATTACCATCAAGAGCAGTAAGTACATCAGAATCATTAATTTGGTCAGTTTCAAATCCAATACCATATGCACCGATAATATTACTACCAGTTGATACTCCAATAAAAGGAGTTTTAATAGTTCTTTCCGTAGAAGCACTTGTTAAAGTTAAAACATTAGTTAAATCTGTACTTTCATAAATTGTTCCACTATTAGATGGGGCAGTTCCTTTAGTAACTTGTATATAAAGATTTCCAGTAGCACCGTCATCATCTACTGCAAGGCAAACAAATGCTCCACCACCTGTTACAACAGTTGGTGTACCTGAAACAGTTAATTGCTGTGTAGTTCCTTCCTGAGAAGTAAATGTATCAGCATCAGTAACTGCACCACTTTCTACTGCAATAATTACAGCATCGTTTGTATCATCTACTGCAATAACTCTTCCTTTCCATACAGGAATAGCTGTATCTTCCCACACTGCTTCGCCAACAGTCATTGTAATTGTAGCACTTGATACTGCTACAAGAGTTCCCCAAGTACCTGTATCATTAGTAACTGGGTCCCAAGCTGTTCCTGAATAAGCGAAATTATGTGTAATTCCTCTAAAGGCTTCTCCATTCATTCCTCCTATAGTAGAACCACTTCCATCTCTGGTTAACCACTTAAGTCTTTCATAATAATCATTTTGACCATGAGAACCTGAAGTATCCCATTTTGAATAATATTCTTCATTACCACCATCAGCATCAATATCAATAAGATTAAGACCTTCTATATTTGTAATATCTGTCCTCCAAAAGTGAAATGGTCTGTTCCAGTTGTTGTATCCATTACTCTTGTAGTACCAATAAGTCTACGCCCATCAATATCTACACCATTTTCACGAGTTTTAACCATAAATCTATGTGAAATACCAGCACCAGCATCAGCATTTACGCCAACTGGACCTGTTAAATTCCACCAATCATCTGTTATAACTGAACCATCTTGTAAAATTTGTATAACCACATCTGCATTACCAAAGTTTACAATACCATCATATATCCTATTTCCACCATCTTCTATAATAGAACCATCAAATAGAAACTCATATGATTTATGTGTACCATCTGTTTTTAATGTATAACCATTAAGCATGGTTATAATATTATCTGTAGATCTTTTTGAAGGATCTGTATTTGTTATATCAAGTTCATCCCCAGATGACGCAATGGCAACAGCATTATCTGCTAAAGCCTGAGCCCACCTGTGAAACTCAATAACAGTCGCATAGGTTGCAGCACCATCATGGTCTGCCCCTATATATTCGAATTCTTTTGTTGCACGATCAATCGTCCAATCTAATGCTGTTAAAGCCATTTTTTATTATTTTTTAAGTTTCTATTGTTGTTATTTGAGTCACTTCTCCAGCAACTCTTGTAAAGGTCACTCTTCGTGATTCCTCTCCGTAGTTATTTATGTCTAAATAATCAACTTCCCCAGCGACATAAGTAAAGGTTGTTGTTTTAACGCCATATGCGTTAGTAGTTGTTATTAAAGTAACATCTCCATTACCATCTCTAGTAAATACTACAATGGCTGGAACTGGTTGTTGTATATTATATATATCATCACCAGCATCACAATCACAAACAGCCGGTATTATATACGCAGAACCCGGTAATTCTACACTTTCTAGTAATACCGGTTCATCCTGTGGAACACTCACTGGGAGTGCAATTGCGTCTATGTCTTCACCAATTGGAGCAAGGTTAAGATCTTCCCCTAATTGTACTATACCTTTTGTTTGTAAAACCATTTACCAAGTTAAGTTACTTCCGTTTACAACTAAGTTGTTTAATGTTGATAACATCCCCAATAATTCTTCTTGTTTAGCCGTATAAGCTGAAGTTTCTATTGAAGATAAATAAGCAGCTGCTAGATCTGCCTCTAAAATTTCTTTTGACGTAGTATCATTATTACATAAATATGTAGCAGGGATAGTTCTAAGTTTATCATAAACTAAAACTTTGACCTGTCCATATACTAATATGATCACATCTAATTCTGTAACCGCTGTTTCAACGGCTGAATTTTCAGGAGTTATACTTATATTATAAGCAATATCATATAATCCATCAATTAATTCAGTATCTGTAGTATCACCTAATAACAATGCTGTAATAGTATATACTAAATCAGCACTCTCTTCAAACTCAGGAACTACTCCATCTCCAAATTCAGCTACTAAATCTACTTGACTTTTAGCACTTTCCTCATACGAAGTATCTGTTACAGTAGTGTCTAATGTAGCTGCTGTGATTTCTGTAATCAAAGGAGTTACTTCTTTTGCTTGATCTGTGCCAGCTAAAGTGCCTGTACCCGTAGAAATAAATCTCGAACCTGCAGCATCTGAATCAGATCCAGCTGTAGTGAAAGTACTATTACCACCATCGAAAACTACTTCATACATAACATCTACCTCTAAAGAAGTACCTGTACCAAAAGTAGAACCGCTTTGATTCCAATCACTAGTATCTGTTAATACTAAAGCTTTGTTATCATTCTGTTCTTGATATGATAAACTTAAAGTTAAATCCATAATATTTTATTTAAAAAAAGGCGGACGTTTTAAAGCCCGCCCTATTTAATTATTCAAATTTTTAAAACTGATTAGTCAGCATCAGTTAATACATTGTCATAAAGTGCTTGAAAGTTGCCTGGAATACTTCCCATCCAACCATCTAAAGCTCTAACAACACCTGTTTCTTCTGGAGTTGTTAATTCTAAACCAGCTTGATCACCATCATTAGTACCATCTAATGCTGTTTGCAAATAGATAATAGTTGCTAAACGAGCTACTTCCATACCTTGGTTATTAGGAGCTACATAACTCTTATTATGCTCAATTGTAATAGTATCATAGTAACCACCTGTTGCAGCACCTGTTCCTTTTATAACATTTGCATCGGGAGATAATACTGGAAAATGGGTCTTATTGGATACTCCAATATAACCGAGTGCTAATTTCTCAGCATCTCTTACTTGTTCCCAATTACCTTGTCCAAATACAGGAGCTACATTGACGTTAGTAAGTGCAGTTAAACCTGTACCATCTACTGCGTCAACCCAATCACCATCACTATTAACTCTTAACATAAAGACATCAAATTCAACCATATCGAATTCATCGATATCACTAATGTTAGTTGTACATTCTGGAATTGGTTTTCCTGTTAGTACTACTGTAGTTGAAGTTTCTGTTGCTTGTACACGTCTACCAGTATGAGCGTTAACTTTAGCTGCAAGACTATCTGTAAATACATCCAAAGATGCAACATCAAGTGCTGTAGCAATATGCCTATAGGTTTGTGTAAATTGTCCAGGATGTTCTTTTATGTCCTTATAAACAATTCTAATTATATACTCTGTACCTAATACAGGAACTCCTGTAAAAGTAAGAGTTGTGGCCTGTTCTGCCTTTACAACAAAATCTTGACCATGATAATTGACTACGAGTCTAGCTTCAATAGGACTTGATAACAAAGTTTTTCTAGTAGTGAAAACTGTACCGTCTTCTCCAGTAAAAACAACTTGTTCTGACGTTCCCTGAGCAACAAAGATAGTATCAGTAGCTGAACCTTCAACATACGTGATAGCTGATCCGTCAATTAACGTTTTGTTTTTATCAAGAATTATAATTTCACCTTCCACAATCGTTTCTAACAGTGATTCATAGTCACTACCCGTTGCTGTTCGGTTAATATCCTTCCCGATAAATACTTTATTTACTCTTTCCATCATAATATTTCAATTTTTATATTATTAATTGTAACCTTCTCAGAGGTTACTCCATGGTACTCACCTCATTCATATGAGTTTGATACCGAGGCTGCTCTATATTTTCCAGAGCTATACTTGCAGCCATTATCACAATTTCATCGTGAATATGCTCTGATAAATCACAATCTATAGTTCCAGATAATGAAACTTCGACTGGTTTTCTTAAATACCTTAAATAATAAGAAGTTACATCATAATCACCATCTGTTATTAATTCAACAGTTTCTTGATATACTAACCTAATAGGTTTGGCATTCTCATAATGTAAATGATGTTCACTATACGGATCGTCTATTTTTGCACGATAGTTATTTACTGTAGCTTCAGTTACTCCTTGTCGTTCTGTAGTTGTAGAAATATCACCTAATTTGATATATTCTATATCCACTTCTTCTCCTAAAGTAAACCACAAGGGATCTGTTAGACCACTTATGTCTGCTATAAAAGAATTTGGTTTAACAGTACCAACAGTTGGAGTAAGTTCTACTTCAACTATTAACTCTTTTAAATCATCAATCCGTTTTTGATTCTTTTCAAACTCTTTAGTTCTAGTTTTAACAATCTTACGAATAGAACGATTTAACCAATAATCTATCTCTTCTGGTTCAAATGCAGGTAATTGTAAAGAAGCCGGAGCTCCTTTGTCAACCTCTAATTTAAACCCAATGTGCATTGTAGCAATATCCATTAAATAGTATCTCCTTTACTTTGTGGTGTACTTGAATTTTTAGTACCAACCGTATCATCAGACTCACTCTTCTTTGAATGATCAAATGATTTAGTCTCTGTTTCCGGCATATCCACTTCAGGTTGTTTATAATAAGGATCTATAATAGTCTCCTTTGATTCTAATTGTGTCATTATGGCTATTTTGATATCTTGATTTTTAGGATTGTGTAGAAAATCAACTGCTTCACCCATACTGTGTGCGATGGTATCTGTTCCGTACTTATAAACATTCTTATTTTTTCTGATAACATTTTTAGCAATTGCTTTTTCAATAATAACTTCAACACCTCTGTTCTTGTTATTTACCCAACGATCTAAGAATGCTTGTGGATTGCCGTCAACTATTGTAAACAACCTATCTTCTGCAACCTCTGCAGTCATCCTATCACCATTATGACCATATAATCTAAGACATTGTTTAACATCTTCAGAACTCAACTTATCGAACTCTCTGTTAGCATTACGTTTAATTTTATTAAATATATTAGAACGTTTAGCCTCTTCGTCTTTATTTACTAAGACAAAATTAGCTGTTGCTTTATGTTCAAGTAGTGAGGTCTTAACTCTTTTATGGTTTTTGAGAAATAAATATTTTATTTCATCAAGAGAATCTTCTGTATTTAGATATAAATCTGTACCAGATGTTCTTATAAAGAACTCTTTCCAGTAATCAGAATAAGGTCTAAGGTCCAACCCTAAGTCTTCCCCTAACCTTGTTTCATCAAGTTTAGTCAATCCTGTGTAAATTTGTCCAGATCTTGTATAATAAGGAGCTAAATCCTCGTGACAATTTCTGTATTTTTTTAATCCTGACCATTGATTTACGGCAATTGGTCGTAATATAACTCTCATATTTTCCTCGTTTTTAAACGGTTTAATTAATAATAAAAGGGAGTGAGCGGGTTACCCCGCCCCCTTGTCCCAATTATTTTTTATTCAGCATCACAAATCAGTTCACCTGACGTGGTTGGATCACCGAGCATAATTCCTTGTTCAGACAAGAAGTTTACTGAGTAACCATCCTTAGAGTTTGCACGTAAAGTAGTGATTGATTTAGAATGACCTACACCTGGAGCTACTGCACCAGCTACATGCCACATTACAAATTCACGATCTTTACGAACAACCTTACGTAGGTTAGATTCGCCATCCCTCATACCGTAATCAATAAATGTCATACGATACGACTCAAGTGGCTTACCACTCGTTGGATGTAGTTTTCTGTTAAATACAGGATTATCATACAATGGGAAATGCTTCAGAGTAATCTCTGTTCCATTTAGTCCTTTGTAAGTTGTAAATTGTCCACCTAATGTCAAATTCTGACCGGAACCTTGTACAAATTTACTATCAACTAATTGGAAAGAAGAAGCTTTTGCCCTCAATACTCTATCAAACTCTCTCATACCCATCTCACCGGTCAAGGCAATGAACTTACGTTCACCATGTCCGAGGATATTATAGGAGAGATCTCCCATAAAGGTGTCGAGAATATTTAGAGTAAGAGTTGTATAATAGCGCCTGTTGGCTGGTGCAATTTGTTGCAACAACCCAGCTCCGATATATACCGGACGACCGTTAGTTCCTTGAAGACTTACAACACCGTTTTTGTCGGCATTAAACTTCGAGTACATTGTCATCCTATCGATTCTTTCATACCATTGTCTCATAGCTATCCATTCCTGGTAAGCAGACCAATAGAAAGTAGACTTATTTGTTTTGGGATCTTTGAATGCGATCACCATCACTGAGGAATAAGCGTCTCCAGTAATATCATATGTCAGCCTCATTGTAGTCAGGTGATTCCTGAGCTTAAATGGGGTCTGATAGTTAATGATATCAGCTTCGTCACTGTACTCTTCGTAAGCACTACCGGTTCTACTAACTTGTTTTCCAGCGGCTAGTAATGAGGCAGGAATGAATGATTCAGCCTGACCGTCTGCTACTACTACTGTGTAAACCCAATTTTGACCATCTTGATATGGTTCTCCAACAACACGTACCTGAAACTCTTTATCATCGAATTCAAGGATGGCACCTGGGCCAAACCATTTCTCTGCAAGAGTCAGTATGATAGGTTGTTGATTGATACCTGCAACGTCGGCACTAGCTACTGCAGCTCCGTCGATTACAGCACTTACAATACGAACCGCTTTGTCATGTTCAATCATAACATTCCACTCATATTGTCTGTTCTCAATCGTCATAGTTTTACCAACACCGTTGGTAATGAAATCTATGATGTTACCATGATCAAAGCGACCAAAGATGTAAGAAAGTACCTGAGATACTTCATGGGGTTTCGTAAGTAGTGTATTAGCCAGCATGTTCTCATCAACCAATCCTTCGAAGAATTTAGTACGATAGAGCTGTAGACTATTTAATACATTATTTTCCATAACTCACTTTTAAATTATTATACGTTAAGTATTTATATATTTACCTAAAGAATGTAATTTAATATCAGATCCACCGCTTAAATCTTGGCCTCCTGAAGCTTTAGCTCTTTTGCCTTTACTAGCTTTAAGTTTCTGATGTAATTCTTTATAGGCATTCGAGGTTGCGTTTTGTTTAGCTTTCGCTATCAAGGCATCCCCCTTTTTAGTAAAATAAGCCGACTCTATCAGATTCCGAACATCAGAGGCATAATCCCGTTGATATTCTGTTGAACCGTCAGCGCTCGGCTTAAATATGTAATTAAGCAATTCTTGCTTATCTTTGGAAGTAACCTTGATTCCTCGCACCTCTTCCAAATCTTTTATACTGTCTTGTACGTTAGAATAGAAATTTTGTTGCTCTTCTCTATAAGCTGTAGCTTTTTTTTCTTGAGTTTCTAATAGCTTTTCAGTATTTTTAGACTTGTATTCTTTTAACAACTCCAAAGCATCTTCAGCTTCATCTGCTAAAACACCAGCATCTTCATACCTGTTTACAACCTTTTCAGCTCTATCATTACTATACCCTTTAGCTATAAGATGTTCTTTGATGATAACCTTTTGATTACCCTCTTTATCTATATCAATAGTATCTAAATTAACATCACCAGGGTTAGCAATTTTATAATAGTCATTTAAACTACCACCATCTCTAATAAAGTCATCTAACTTTCTAACTTCATCATTTGAATAAACTGGTTTAGAAGATTCCTCTACAATACCTCGCATATAACCAACAAGATCTTTCATTGATTCAAACTTATCTTCTTCTTCAAATTCTAAGTTTAATTCTTCTCCCAACTTATCTCTAAGAAACATTGTCATTTCTGCTTCCATACCCTCAAATTCCTCAGTATCTACAGGATCAACTGGATCAACTGGATCTACTACAGGATCTACTGGTTCAGGATCTACTGGATCTATTATATCTTCAGGATCAATCACAGGGTCTGGTTCTAAAACAGGATCAACAGGATCTATTGGTTCAATAGGATCTATGATATCTTCTGGATCTACGATTGTATCAACGGGTTTACTACCTGGTAATCCCGGATTTATCTCATTGATCAATGAACTCAAAGTGAATCCACCAATCTCATCTTTTTTCTCAGCCATAATTATTATTTTTTACTCGGTGCAGCCACCGGTTTATTTGCTTGTTTTCTTTTAATTTCTATCTCCTCTTGTCTTTGAGATTCACCTTTCTTATTTTTCCTAACATTTTCTGCTAGTGTATCATCTTTAAATTTTGCTTCATCTTGTTGTTTCTCAATCTGAACTCCCAACTTTTCTTGATCTAAATTATTATCTATCTCACCATCTCCATCTTTAGATTCAGCATTTATTAAAGCTACTTCAATTGCAGTTTGAGACTTACGTATAGAATCTTGTTCCTCTAATTGCATCTTAGTCTGTTCCATCTGCATTTGCATTTCAACTTGTTGCTGTTCAACTTGTTGCTGTTGAGCCATCATCTCTTCACGTTTCTTTTCTATATCACCCAAAGTACGTTTGATCATAGAGAAGTTATCTGCTGACATAATTTCAGCAGCATCTAATAGTGTAGCACCATTCTGCATAGCAGGTTGTAACAATGTTTTTAAAGCTTCAATGTTCCTATCTTCTTCAGTAGAATCACTTAAAAATACATCTAAATCGGCATATACAAAATCAGGTTCTACTTCTAAGAAAATACGTTCCGTATCATTTAATATATAATGTATATTCTTCCCGGGTTTTTCTGCCCACGCAAACTTAGCTACATCCAATAACATTGTTAATGCATTTTTCTTAGCTTGATTGTGATTCCAAAATAAAGGTTCTGTAATATGAGATGATTGTATAACCTCACGTTCAACATTACCAACCAATGAACTCTGATGAATCTGTCCTTGTCTAGCTTTAGATACCCCTGATATCTCACCAATCATATCCTCAACTTTAGCCATAAGCCCTATATATTCATTAATGACATTACTCATCGTTAAATCTATAGCATTGATTTGATTATGTGGTGAAGGTTTTCCACCTTCTCTACCTGGTATATCCCAACCCTCATCGTAAGGATTAATAAAATTAACCCCTAAAGCTGTTAAATAATGCATCCATTGATTAACATCTATCCCAAGACCTTTAGGAATTTGTGTGATATCCATATTAATAACTTTACCTTTATCCCTAGCTAAAGCTAATTCTAAACGATACCATAGTATAATATACATATATTGTAAAGGTTTCATAATACTAACCAAAGATTTAGACCTTGAATTAGTGTTACTATAAATTACACCACAGTAAGGAAGTTTCTTATTTGAAGGACTATCTACAGATACATGTTGATATTCTAAGGCTTCTATACCAATAAAAATTCTTTCACCTATTCTATAACCTTCCCATATTTCAGGAACCCACTCCCATTTAATACTCTCTCCTTTATCAGCTTTGTAATTCTCATCTACAATTTCTGTGTTACCATCTGGCATAGTAAGAAATCCAATCTTTTTATAAGATCTCCAAGTAACATGCCACACAGTTAATAAATTCATATGCGATTCATTATTGAAAAACTTACTTGACATTTTTTCCTTATACATCACACTAGGATTATTAACTTGATCTGGTCTAGTTCTAGATACGTTATTACCACTGTATTCTAACATTTCATCTAAATCAGATTCATCCATGATATCAAAAAATCTATCATATATAGTAGCAGGACTCATCTCCATTCTACGAACAAAGTATTCTCCATCCTCTATAAACTCAAGATCTGGATCTTTATCAAAGTCTCCATATAAAGGATTTACTCTCTCTAGAGCTGGTTCCCCATTAACCATACCAACATAATAAATCTCTTCACCACCTATAAGACCATCTCTCCAACCTTTTAAAAATTCATTAGGTAGATTGAGCTTTTCCTTTAAATAATTTAAAGAATGATATGCTGTATTTTCTGCGACACTTTTATAACTAAATTTAAGATATTTATCAATTTCCTCTGGTGTAATAGGATTACCCTCTTCATCTTGTTGAGGTCCGCCCATTTCACCCATCACATATTCGAGGAGTAAACTTTTCTTTTGTTCTTGAAGTTGAGTAACTACATCACCATTAGTTTGTATAACTTTGATATTAAAAGGTCTCTTACTTTCTTCCCCTATTAACAAGTCAATCTTAGGTCTAATAATATTAAACTCTTGAGTCTTTGCTGGGAAACCGTCTTCAACTTTAAAAGGATCTGTAACATATTTTAAATCCTCTTCATTGTAATCACTATTATATAAACCATAAGCTGTAGCCATGTACCCTTTACGAGTTTCATCTCCCATGTATCCCACACCTTCTTGTCTAGCTATAAATGAATTCACAGATGCTTCTTTCCAATCTGTATTTTTTTTACTCAATGGTAATTTTTGTACAGGAAAAGCAATATTGCGTGTATCAATCATAATTTAATTCGAATTAAATAATTAATTTTTCTTCTATTCTAAAGAGACCACCTTTGAATAATTCAACTTTAGCATCTCTTTTCTTCTTCTTAACTGAATGATTAAATAATTCTCTTATGTATATCATAACCATCATAAATGCCATCACACGGTCGAAGTTGCCATCGGAATTGTAAGCTATTAATTCCTCTAGTAACGGCTCAGAAAAAATCTTTGTGAGGTTTCGTTTACCTGGAGCGTATTCTTCAATAAGCCAATCTTTAATGGCTCCCTCACCCCAGTCTTTAATATGGACATTCATATGAATACCCTTACCCCTTTGTACTTTACTATCTTTAATAATATCCTTTATTATATCAGGCTGATCTGCTAACAAATGTTCAGAATGTTTACGTGTAAAATAATCAAATAAACCTTTCTTCTCATTCTCATATAATATAGTAGCTTTATAATAAAGAGAAAGTGCCCTCACTTTTTCATAGAATTCGTCAGCTGTATCGGGTCTACCTGTATATTCTGCAACCGGTAGATCATAATAAGCTTCAAATCCCTGAAACCTTTTATATACTATTGCTGACCCTAAAGAACCTGTGTTTGATTTGTCGTGGTCGTAAGGGTCACAACCAATTACATATAATCCATAAGGTGGATCATCTTCTGGGTGTTCCCAAATAACCACTGCTCCCGCAGGATCATCAAGCGCACTCAATCTATAACTGGTTAAATCTTTTAATCGAGGATCTAATTCCCATCGAATCTTCCCCTCTGTATCGAAATCCAAATCACCAACCTGTTTGAATTCCTTTAATTTCTCACTATTTCGTATCTCAGCTAAATGAGCTATCAGTAATTTTTTTGGAAATATATTACCTGATATTTGAAGAGTAGCTTCCACTGGTGTGAAAGGTCTCTCAGCAATATACCTATCAATAGATGTCTTATCACTAGAGTGTTCAATAATTACATCCCTAGCTAATAAACTCCACTTCTTTGCAAACGGAATATCTGAATTCCCATTACTATCCATGAAACGCCTGTCCTGTTCCACATCCCCTTTCTTATCAGACCCTTCCATATTATAATACTGAGGTACAAAGAAACCACAAGCTTTTGTGGCACCATCATCCCAGACATTTTCAACAGGTAGAGCATTATAACCTAAAGGTTCATAGAACAAATCCTTTAAGCCTTCATAGTCAGCATCCTCTGTACCACCAGTACCAAATGCAACCATCAACCCAAAGGCAATGTTATTATCCTCGACCGAAGGTCGGGCTATCTGCCATGCTTCCTTAAGGTTCGGAAACTTACCAGCTTCCTCCCAAAGGATCAGCTTGCCCCGCTTACCCCTCGCTTTCTGTGGATCGTTTTTTAAACTAATCCCCATAATCTCGGAGCGGAAACCTTGTTCTGATTTAATAGAATAATCACCTTGATTATCAATTACAAAAGATGCACGTTTATGCATATAAGTATCCTTCTTCTGTCTCTTCTTAGCAAAGGCTGTGTGTTGATCAATGAAACTCATCATCTCCCACGCCTTAGTTAATAAACCATCCTTAGTTAAGAATTCACTTTCTGATGCAATAGCATAAGATTTAGAATTTGGTATACAAAAGAAATTCCTACATAACATAGCACTACCTTTATAAGAATATCCTGCACCCCTTTTCTTAACTGTTACAAGATGTTTACCCTGATCTTCTGCTTCCTCTATAGCATCAAAATAAGATCTATCATAATCATAAAACCTAGGAAATGACTCTACCCTCCTTGCGATAAGTCTAGTTCTTCCTCTAACATCTGTCATTAACTTCTCAACAGTCTTAATAATCCTAGAGTAATTTAAATAAAAATAGAAGTAACCTGTTATATAATCCTTATCCTCTGTAATATAACCATGTATACATCTGTATAACTCTTGATCCCAAAATCTCATAAAAGCTGTTGTTCCAGGTGGTGCATTAGTATAGTAACCATACTTTTCAAAAGTTATGGCCGCCTTCCTAAATTTATCAGCATTATCTGCAAATTTTACATCTATCTTATACATTAAATTAAACTATCCAATAATATATACAATTTCTTTCTAAACTCTTTTCGATCTCTTTCCTTTATAATAAAGATCTTACTATCAGTAACTGTGGCAATATAACTCTTGCCTTGCTTTTCAATCTTAATCTCCATAATCTACATCTTCTCTTGGCGTCTCATAAAACCCTATTTCACCACCCCCTCGTACAATACTTTCACTCTGTTCTTTCTTAACTAGATCTTCTAATATACCTAAAGATTTAACTATACCACCAACCTCTTTTAAGTTAGCAGCCAACTCCCTAGATGAAAACACTGGTTTACCATCCTTATCAAGTTCGCTAAAATCAACAGTATCAAAGTATTCTGACAACTTCTCTGATGCATTCTTAGCAGACCTAAGTAGCCTAGAGTTTGTAGTCTGAGTCGCTTCCTTATGTTTCTTAACTGCCTTCAATATATCCCCATCGGCTTTCCATTTTGAACCACCCATAAAGTCCTGTTTTAAAACTTTATCACGATCTTCAATACGATAAGCCCTGTAAGGATTATTAGAACTCTCATCACACAAGTATACCACATATGATATCTCCCTATATGCTTGGTCCTTTTCTTCAGAATCATCCCTATCCCAGATAGTTTTAAATTCTGGCATGGCTAAGGCTTGTGGATTCATTACAACCTTGCCGTCTAATATATCAAATAACTTCATTACTTACCATTAATATATTTACCAACCCAATTACCTATAAGAATACCACCTATAATTAAAAGTGATATTAATAACCAATCAGCTTGTACTATTTCTAATAAATTCATTATTTTTTAAATACGTGTTTAAACCAAGCGTAACATTTCCTAGTTTTTAGATAATCTGCATTATTTTCATTGTTATTAGCTTCACGTTCAAAGCTTAAACTGTAATAAGCACTCTTAGGTAAGTTAATTTTAAGTAATGGTTTAAGGGTCTTAATAAACCACTCAATACCATACCATAGATAAAATGGTAAAACAAGCATCTCTACTTGTTGTTTCCAATGAATCTTTTCATGGTTAACTATCACCTTATTATTAAGATATTTTTCCTCACTAAAATAAATACCAAAAGGGCATAGCGTAATTGCCGCAAAACCTTTAGGTACTATCTTACTTACTTTTAATTTCATTATTATTTAATTTTTTCACACTTCATTTCATTAAAATAATGTTGATCTCCAACAATACTATCACTATAAGACTTTTCATTTTCGTAAAATCTAATCTCTGATTCACAAATACCACATAAGGTATCAACTTCACTACTTAATGTAAATACTATAGGAGGATCTGTAAGAACTAATCTAGTAGTTTCTGTACATCCCCAACATTCAATTCCCTCTTTCTCTTCGCACGAAAAACCAAAAGCTAAAATTGAAGCCAACAGTACATAATTTATAATATTCTTTAATTTCATAATTTTACTTTTCATATTCTCGCCAAGCATCATAAATCATACGAACTTTATCATAATCTTTACTCTTCCCAGCATCTTCTATAATCTTAATAGCACTCTCTTTTTTAGAAATAGGAAATTCCAACCGTGTAATCATGGTTAGAAAAACATTATCAATGTTGTTACTATCTAACAATACATTAATCATTGGACTAAGTTTTAATTGTTTATTTAGTCTCTCCTTCTGTAAGAATACGCCAAAATAACGTATACGTACAGGTCTCATATCTACAGGGTCTTGTATTACTTTAGCAGCAAATTTAATAGGGGAATATACTATCTGTTTAATTACCCTCGGATCCTTCTGGTATTTCTTGGCTAAACCCTTTATTATTTTCTCCTGCTCCGTCATCTGTAGCGTCTAATGTAAATGTTAATTCTATAATAGAGTCATGTGTTGGTCTAAGATTATCATTTAATACCCATTTACCTGTAGGTGATTTAACTATCAAAGCTTTAGACTTCATAGTATTTAAATACCTACTTAAATTTGACTCACTTACACTCAGTGTATTCTTCATTACACTCCTACAAAGAGATGAGTTTATATTAGCCTCATTCCCATTTGCATCGAGCATTAATATAAATGAGAATACCTCAACCTCCCTTTTGGAAAGTTGAAGTACACCATTTAATATGTTAACATACTCAGTGTAAAGCGAATCTTTAGTCACTTTCTTCCTGAGATTCATCTGCTTGTTCTTTTACAATTTCGTCTTCAAAGAGCCCATTCTTATATACTAGTTCCATCCTAGTTCCACAGCTATCACAAATTAGTGCAAACTCTGCTTCACTGTTAGTTGGCATCCATAAACTGACCCCGTCAGTTACACGCCCCATTACTTGCTCATGTCCACAAGTATAACATCTTTGGAACATATCAGCTTGTTTCCAAACTATAATTGGGTTTTCTGGTTGTTCAGGAGTAGGTTCTGATTCTGTTTTCACATCCTCGTCAACATACTCAAAATTCTCACCTATACCTTCACGGATAACTTCCGGAGATAATGTAAGGGCTGAGTTTGCATATGCATAACCTTCATCTGAAATATCTTCTTCAGCATTGAAGAAAACATACTTCCCATACTCTTCAAGATATTCTAAAATAGTACCTTCATCAACCCCAAGAAAGGGGGATATAACCTTAACGGGAAGATACTTTATAATTTCTTTATTCATTTTGCTTTAACTTACTTTTAAGTCTGTTTAACATCTGTGGGCTTAGAAGACACTTTTGAAGTACTTGTAGAACCACCACCTGTAGAAACCTTAGTTGGGGTTACAGGTACAGCCTTAGTACACTTCTTCAAAATCCACTCTTTAAAGGTCTTAAATACACCTTTACTAAAACCTTTAGTTAGCCAAACGAGAAACTTACAGAACCAATTCTTAGGTACTTGTTTAGTTGCTACGAGTTTAGCTTTAGGTTTATAATACTTTTTCTTACTCATTATTTATTTGTTTTACGTTAATTATCATTGGAGTACAATTATACCGTATATTAACTACTACGTAAGGATGCTCAAAAGGTTACAATTTAGACATAAAAAAACCACAGGATATAACTCCCGTGGCCCTTTATAAGGACCTTCCCCTAAAATATCTTCTGGTAGAAGGTGCCCTTATTATTATTACGTATGAAATACTTGCCTACATTTAGTACATATCCTCTTATTTCTATGTTTAGGATATAAACCTTTATTACCAAAATTGTAGTCATGGTATACAACATGGTGTCGTCTATGAAATATAAAACATTTTAATCTACTTAACATTCTTATGATTTTAACCTATTTTCCTTATCCCACCCTCGTAGTTTGAATTCCCAACATTCACCTCTGGCGAACCTGACCTATTAATCAGTAAACATACAACGCCTGTTCCAACACCTGGTATTGATGAAGTCGATGGCGTCCCTTTTGGGTACTTTCTTTCACCTACTGGTGAGCCCTTTATAGTCATTTAGATCGTGAATCTACTCACGGCAGCTCAGGGGTGTTCTACGTCCCCCTCTCGACTGATATATAGTATACGAGGTAACAAAAAAAAGGTTACATAAAATGTAACCCTTTTCAGTCCTCTATAGCTTTTATTAAGCCTTACCATCTTGATGTCCTTTATGGTCATCTACTGGATTATCAGTTAACATTCTTAATTCTAAATTAGATAATAAACGATGTGCATCATCAAAAGTATCTTTAGGTGACCAACTACGATAACCATCAGCATATTGAACTAAATAACCTTCATCTATACCAACTGGACGATTTAGTACTAATGTAGCTTCTTCACCAGTCATTGGTTCAGCTTTTATAATTTTAACTCCTATATAAATCTTCATAATTATTCTTTTATGATAGCAACTATATCATACTTCTTTAATACACTTACTCCCTTAAATAGATCAAAGTCCTGAAGTGATCCAACGTTATAAACAATCTGGTCCCCAACCTTAACCCTAACTTCCCCGTCAGGTATCTGTAAAACTGTAGCTTTCTGAAACCTGTAATTAATGGTCTCAATAACTGTCTTAACTTGCATCTCATCATTTAATGGATCTAAATCTTTATTCTTCTCATCATCTAATACTACTTGTTCTTGTTTGTAGGTCCTAATACGTTCAGGAGATATTAGTACTCTACCCTCCAACGGATTAATATTCGCAACCCGTGAGATTAATTTTTCAATTTTATTTGTCATCAAATTTTATTTTTGTTTGTTTCAATTCTTCTAAACACCCTTCACAAAGACGATCTTTTGATATATGGATTGTCATAGGTTTTCCACATATATCACAGGTTGTCTCTATATAAGTTAACTCCCCTTTAGTAAGTTCCTCGAAGTGTTCATTATTTAATTCATTCAGTGTCATTAGTTTTCGTGTACATATATTTGACTAGTGTATAACAACTTATCACACACATCACACTTCATAGTTATTTCATTTAAAGGGAGGGTAGGATCAAAATCTAACTTATATTCTTTTTTACAAAAACTACATTGTGCATCATAAGCTACATCTAATATATCACCTTGATGACTACCAATAGTAGATTTTATTTTACCCCTGAGTTGGTTACCAGCTTGAGTATTTAAGATCTGGTTAATATACCACTCATTTTTACTAATCTTATCTGCCATACATCTTCCTCCGATCAATCACTATCTTATTTAATATAGATATCTTTTGCTGTGCTAGATCAGTCATAACTTGATCATTAATGAATTTAAAGTCATCACTAAGATCATCACGTTCATTCATTTTCCTTAAGTCAGTTAGTTTCTTCCCTATACTAACAATCTGTTGCATTCTCTGTGCTTCTAAATCCATATAATATCTATTTTCCATTGTTATCTAAGTCTAAAAGTTCATTCAGTATAGTTACTTCACTTTCTAACTTCTTACATAATTCATCTAATATGGGAGTTTCATACCAAGTTTCAATTTCAATGACTATCTTCTTAACTCCAGTACCATCTTCACCTGTAGTATTATATACTACCTTCTTGTTAAATTCTTGTCTCATAGTTAGAATAAGTTAATTAACCATTTTACTATACTTATCAGGGTATATACGATACTACCTAATACTACAATACTTGGTAACCATCCCTTAACCTTTATATAACTCTTAGATGTAGACATAATAACATTCACTAGGTAAGAGAGGTTTTTGTATAAGATACCTATTCTCAATATCCTTGTAAAAGGTTGCCTTGTAAAAATCCCTTTGCTTACGCTCAACTAATTTACGTTTTGGGGTATCATACCAGCACACACACTCCAACACTTCAGAGTTGGTTGCATATGTATATGGGTTTTCAAATTTGATACCTAACTTCCTCAGGTAATTTAACCACCTGGTCATCTCTCTTTTTTTCATAATTTTATTATTTATTGTACTCATACTTACTTATACTATATTATATAACAAAAGGTTACGTTTATGTGCCTTTTTATTCAATAAAGGGCATTCTTTTGGCTGTTTATTGATATCTGGTATAACTTTATACGGTATCCCCATTGTACACAACTCTGGACACATAGTATAATTAGTATGTTGCCTATATTTACATTCTTTACACATCATAATTGTTTATACTCCTTTTATAGATTAAAGTTACAAAAAATTTTTTATATTTTTTTTGTGAATATTTTAGAGAACGTGTACGACCTAATCACATAACCCCCTACCACAAAGGGGTTGGAAAATACCCCGTGGTCTATTTATTAACTAAACTTTATATTATGCCAGTAATTAAGAAAGTAGTAGGTCAGGTAGATACCAAGAAAGTTACCTGCGTTGGTGTTCGTAGCACCAAGAATGAATACAAATGGATACTTGTTGACATGGACGGCGTAGACGTCGAAGTATACTGCGAGCGTTCGTTGCCTGTTAAAGGGGAGACAGTGCGATTAAGAATGGACGAGAAGAACGGTTGGTGGGTAGCATACTGTTAGCAGTAGGGGGAGCCGTTGGCTCTTCTACTCAAACCAGTAATAACCTAGCTACGTGATACACACAACTATCAAATCTATTGCACTCATAGCTATAACACTAACAATACAACAACCATGAATAAACAACAGAACTGGTTAAAAGATATCATAAACAATGGCTTGTTTAATGATGGTGAAGTAAGTAAAGCTTATACCAGGAAGAAATCTGACAAGCCTTCTCGTAACATAAGGGAGCTATCAATAGTTGCCTTTGCTTCTAAACATGGGGAAAGACTCAATAATATCATAGACAAAGAATGTGATATCCTGGGTACTGAACCAAGTAAAGCACAGCTCAAAGAGCTTCAAAAAGAAATATACAGTTTTATAATATCTAATAACTAACAGTCATGATAGAATCAAGAACAGATAAGCTCTTTAAACGATATTATAAGAAAAGAGCAAGACGTGCAGTCAAGAAATTATACGCAAAGTATTTAATAAGGGAAGAAATTGAAATAGCTAATGAGCTAAATAGGAGATAATTCTCATGACTGTGAGGATAAGGTTACCGAAAATTTAAGTACGTAACCTGGGGTGATTAGCAAGACCTTGCAAGGGTTGAGAAGGATTACCCCAAATAATGCTGCAACGCTGACCAGTAATGGTCTAACATAGTTAGCGTTACACTCCGATATATAGTGGTTTTAAATCGTCCACTATGGGGTGTTTAGGAACTTTGTTATTATTACAAATCATCACAAATTATTAACTAATAATTAAAATTACACACAATGAGTAACACAAAAAGAAAACTCAAAGACCATGAGATTAAAGCTCTTTTAATTTCAGAAAATCCTGGGGTATTTGACAGAACTAACCCTCATGTAGCCCAAGTACATCGTGTATTTATCACTGGTTACAACAAAAAGACGGGTGAAAAGAAAAGCGAACCACGCTTTGTTCAAACATCTAATCCGACAGATGAAGCACAAGCTGTTGATATCACATCATCAAGGTACATCCGGGCAATGGTTGAAGTTGCATTAAATGATGTAACAGGAGATACTGGTTTAAAAGCTGGTAGACATTCAAAAAAGCCTGTAACAGCAAACATCTTTGAATCAGCCCAACCAAGTACATTTAAAGATTTCTTCGCCTTATTACAAGAGAAGAATGATGCTGGTGAATATACCGGTATTGGTAAAATCATAAAAACCAAAGACGGTTTACCAACAGCTGAATGTACAAGGGGTATCTATGGTAAGATATTTAAGTTTAATGTGCATGAACATTTCCTGGTTAACACAGCAAAAGGCTCTGATGAAAGAACCTTCCTTGAATCAGGTACCTATAACATTGACACCAATGAATGGGTTAAGGAGAAAGCAAGAGATACAGTCTTGACTATGTTTGTAGAAGATGACGATACAGGTTTTGGGGACTTGTTAGCACAAGCAGTTAAACTGTACAAAAGAAAAGTAATGCCTTATTTCACTAACATGGCAGTTGTTGAAAATGCTCTTAAAGCATCAGATACAGTCAAAGGTGATGATGAGGACAAATCAGCAAGTCCTAAAGCCAAAGAGGAGAAAGTGGACACTGATAATCTTGTGACTGATAAAGAGGAAGACAACATCAATGATGATGCAGAGACTGACAATCCGTAAAAACTCATAACCACTTCCCCAAGTGGATTACTAAACGTGTTAGGTGTACATAACTGGCAGTACACTTAACATGTTTATATTTATTCTATTGTTCATTTACACCAGGCCCTTCTGTGCCTAGCCCCGTAAATACCAACTAAATTATGAGAGAAAGAGTTATAAAATCAAGACGAGCATCTATTATTTGGCACAATGAATTAAGTAAAAAAGTAATTGACTACTTAACCAAAGTATTAGACCATCTTGAAAATGACAATGAAGATGATACTATTGAAATGCGTGAAATCATGGTTCAATACCTAGAAGATGAAACCATCTTCAATAGACTAGAAAGTGAAGACCTAATTCATTATTTTATCATAAATGAATGGGTAATGAGAGAGTTTTTCTAATCAACTAAATCCACAAGTATGAAAAAACCAATTAATAGAGACGTGATATTAGATGAATATGGAGGTGGAATATACACTGGTATAACAACATCTCAACAAATTGATAAACTACTAAAGAATCTTAACAAATTGTTTATAGTCATGATAATAATAGCTATAAAATCTACTTCAGGTCTTATACTATTTTTCACAGCCTTGATTATCAATAATACAAAACTATTAACTTTAGGTTTTGCTATAGTTATCATTCATAGTCTTATATACCTATCCATAATGTACATAAGAAACAAATGGTGGGTTAAACTTGAAACTTTGATGAAAGAAGAAGCCAAGGAAGGAATAAAACAATGATTAGAGGTATAGCTTATATCATAGCCTTTAAACTAACATCAGGTCAAATAGAAATACATCCAACACCACACATGTTAAAAGCATGGGGTTTAGCAATTGTTTATGAAAATCCTATGATTGAACATGAACAAACAATGTATAGTTATTACACACCTAATATGATATTACCTTGGAAACTCAACGAAGTTAATAAATACAAAATTATTGACTCAATACCTAGATTTGCTATTGTACATGTAAAAAAAGAAAACACATGAGACCTGTTGGATACTTATACTTAGCATTTATGGCTTTCAATATACTTTTATTAGTGACAGTAATTAAAGACAATTGGGAATCTATCAAAAAACATATCTTCGGTGAAATGGAAGACTATGAAAAATCAATGTACACATCAAATAAACCAAATATGAAACAATCACAAAAAGAAACACAGCGTCAAAGCAGAAACTTAAAATGGATACTAGGGTTTATAATACTCTTATTTACATGTACCCTTTTATTATGTAACAGAGATGCTAAAGCACAATCTGTTGTAAGAAATGCAGTAGAAGACTTGGATAGGTCTAGCTTTACAATCACTGCACAAACCGTTGACGACGGCAACGTCAGTCAAATAGGTTGGTCCCAATTCGAAGCACCTATATTAGGTAGACTCGATAACAAAGGACTGTCAATATTCTATTTTTATAGAGAGTATAGAGTATACTTCTTTAATGATAGTAGATTAACTTCCTTTGTAGAAAGAAATGAATTAGGTGAATGGACATATGGTAAAACAGCAACTGGTAAAGACAAATGGTCTAATGAAACTGTTATAGTTAAACAATACTGGCATGCAGGTAAACCTTATGGGCAACTGTCCTTAAGTTACACTGATCGAAATCAAACTATCACTTATAAAATAGATTTCAATTATGTAACAGCCTATAACCAAAAGGAATAAAATACTATACTTATTCACATTAAGGTAAGGAGACAATAACACACGTTACTAAACCAAGACATGATAACTTGAAAAATACATCAATTGGCTTGTCTCCTCACCTTATATTAAAATCAACACTATGGATATAGAACTCATGAAATTTGGTAAGTTCTTATTAAGAGAACTAAAAATACCATCTAAAACAATAAATTGGGAAGACATAATTCATAAGTTTCATTTAAACCATGTCAAATTAAGACGTGGTATACATTCTATCAACCAACATGTAGCATGGTTTTTCGAAAAAGATCCACTTGAAGTACAAAAATACAAAGGTAGAAGAGAAGAACTGATATTACCTAAACAAATAGCAATTTACATTGCCTTGCGTTTTTACAACCTACCTTCAAAAGAAGTAGCTATATTTTATG